CTGGATTGTTGGAGGGGGATGGACTGATGGGATGTACAAGTATGGAAACTTTATGGGAGGAGATCGAGGAGGAATCGTCAGTGGTCTTCGTGGTCACATTGGAAGTTTGAAGTTTTACTCAAAACCCCTAAATAGTAATGAAGTCCTAAAAAACTACAACGCTCAAAAAGGATTATTTAAAAATATTAAAGTATAATGGGAATTGTTCAAAATACAGAACTTTTTGGAGTACCTTCAAAACAGTTTAATACTAGATCATCTATTTCTAAAAAAATAGAAGTTTATGGTTTATGTTATCCTTTAGATAAAAATAAACAAAAAAAAGGATATCTAAATAAAGTAACAGGAAAAGATCTAGTCAAAGGAGCCATCATTCAGTTATTAAAAACAGAAAGAGGCGAAAGGGTTATGAATCCTGATTTTGGTTGTACTTTGAGAAGGTTTTTATTTGAACCCCTAGATGAAACCTTGTTTCAAGCTATAAAACAAGAAATTATTTACTCTTTTAATACTTATATATTAGGAGCTAAAATTTTAAAAATTAATGTTTCTAGTGGTCCTGAAAACTCTGAAATCAATGTTGTACTAACTGTACAACTTCTTTCTGAACAATTAACAATATTTGATGTACCCATAACTATATCATGAATTTCTCAAGCACTATCTCGTCAGATTTCTTAAAACTAGCGAATATCTCAGAAAGAAGAAAACCAAACTATATTGATTTCGCTAATAATGATTTTCAAGGATTAAAAGATTCTTTAATTAATTACGCTAAAGCTGTATATCCTGAAGATTATAACTATTTCATAGAATCTGATTTAGGTATTTTCTTTTTAGAATTAATTGCTTACATGGGATCAGTCCTATCCTTAAAAGCAGACTTCTTAGCTAATGAAAATATCTTAGCTACTGCTAGACAAAGAAAGAGTATAAAAAAATTATTAGATTTAATTGGAGTTAAACTAAAAGGTCCTTTATCTGCTGCGGCGGACGCTTCCATAACTTTTGGATCTACCCCAGCCTCTGAGGTTACGATTCCAGCACAATCTAGAGCAATTACAATCACGTCTCCTGAAGACGGGGATTCCCTAACGTTTACTTTATATAAAGTAACAAACGGTCTTGCAGAGCCTTTAAATTCCCCTAATAGTGATTTAGTTTTAACAACAAATGAAGAAACCTATTACAGCGAGTTAGCACTACAAGAGGGTTTATTTGCTGTAGAGTCTGGTAAGTTTAGTCCTACCGAATCTATTAAAACAATCGAATTAGATCAGTTCCCTGTAGTAGATGGTAGTATAGAAGTTTTTATTAGCACAGGAGAAGGTGACGAAGCGGAAGGTGCTTATACACAGGTAGAAAATATCTATTTTGCATCTGGATCTACACAGAGGGTATTTGAAGTTGTTTACAATGATGATTACAAAGCCACAATTGTTTTTGGAAATGGAATAGCGGGAGTCTCACCTCCAACAAATGCGTCTTATTATGTACAATATAGAGTAGGGGGAGGTTCTAGAGGAAACTTAGCAAAGTATGCCATTAATGCTAGTATAGATGTTATTGGAGCAGATTCTGCAATCGTCACAAACACTAGTTTAGCTACTGGAGGGTCTAACGCAGAATCATTAGAAAAAGCTAAAAAGTATGCACCCCTAACCTTTAGAAGACAAGATAGGATTGTTACTCTAAATGATTATTCCGTATTTGCAAACTCTTTCATAAGCTCCTGGGGAACTGTTGGAAAGGCCACGGCGGCTACTAGAAAAGCCTATGCTTCTGCTAATGTTATTGATGTTTATGTTTTAGAGAAAGCCTCAGATATACAACTTCAAAAGGCAACACCCAACTTCAAGACAAGTTTACTACAAGCAATAAATGAAAAAAAGATGGCTACTGATGATGTAGTTATTGTAGATGGTTTAATTAGAACTGTTGATCTTGTGGTTACAATTAAAGTGGATCAAAAAGAAAAAAATAATCAAACGGAAATATTAGCAACCGTAAGTAGGCAGATATCAGAATTTATGTCTGTAGACAATCGAGATTTTGGACAAAGCTTATCTATTGGAGAATTAAATAGAAAAATCTTTGAAGTTCCACAAGTTAGATACTCAACAATAGATAACTTTGATAAGGACATCGAGGTTGATTTTAATGAGATTATCCAGCTAAACAACTTTACTATTAACATTGATTTCTTAGAATAATGTCTGATATTTACAATCCAAGTAGAAGAAATTATACCAAAATAAACTCAGTAGAGCTTGTAGAGCTACTGACACCAGAATTTTATAAATACGAAGATCGTCTAGAAAACGGAGAAGAGGTAGATCCTTTTTTTCAAGTTATAAATTCCAATATAAAGATTGCTGATAATATTGATGATGTTTTGTCAGTATCTTCTGTTCCAAATACTGTTTGTGAAAACATAGATAACTTTTTAGGAATTTCTAAGTTTTTTATAAAACAAAATAAATTAACATATATTACAAACACTGATTTTCAAAATAAAATTCTAGATCCATTAGGCGTATCTTTTAAAGATTTTGATGGTAGTTCTGCTTTTAAAACGTACCTAGAAGAAACTCTTCTCCCTATCTTACAGCCCGCGACTTCTACGGATGATAGCGGATTAAGAATAAATGGAGCAACCCTTAAGCCTGCCTTTTCTACAGACAATGCTCTATCTTCAGTTCATGCTTATTTAGCTGAAGCTTTAGGTTGGTTTTATTTCTTAAATAGATCTGGAGCCTCTTATGATCCTTCTACTTTCGTTGCTGAGAGTTTAGCTTCTTTATATAATGGAAACATATTAGAAACTGTAGATGGTATCAGAGGTTTAACTGAGTATATTTGGAAAAATTACAAAAGCACTCCTTTTTTTAGAAATAATAATTTAATTCCTACATCTTTTATCTCTGGAGTTGCTGATGCTATTTTAGATGATGAATTAGGACAAGTAGCAACCTACACAAGCGGTACACAGAAACTAGAAAATCTTCAAACTCTTGTTGATGTTGTTTATTCTAAGTTATACATTGATAGCTTTGATTTTAGAGTAAAAGAAGCTTTTGATGATTATGAAGTAGCTGGGTATTTGAACGAAGATAAAATTAGTGCTGGTCCGTTTAGAAAACTTGAAACTATATTAGGACTTGCTTATTCTGATTACACTAATTCTGTAGAGCAGATTAAACTTTTATACGATATTACTTATACGAGAGATGAAGATCTACAGTACATCGCTGATCTAATTGGCTGGAAACTTAGAGGTAATAATCCAGATAAATGGAGACATCAAATTAGAACAGCGGTTGATTTATATAAAAGATCAGGAACTTTAGCAGGAATCCAAGCTGCTGTTAATAATCTAGTTTCAGAATCTATTTTAGATATTTCAGGAAAAACGTATGAACTTTGGGAATCTTACGTTCCATTTCTTCTTTGGTATGCCTTAGCAACAGAATCAGACTTTTTTAAAGACTTAAACTCTTGGACTCCCCAGCTTGCCACTAAATTAGATATTTACAGTTATAGCACTAGTAGTTTAGAAGACAATATTAAAATTGTAATTGATAATATCCTATTAAAAGCGTATAAAGAATATCCAGAAAACTTCTTGTTTAAAAACTCATTATGGGATGCTCCAAGATTTTTTAAACTAAATGAGTTTGGAGAATCTACTGATCTTTATACTCTTGTAGGAGAGGATTCAATTAAACCGTTTCACTGCTATCCGTTTGGAACTTCTATTTATGAAATAAAAGAAAGAGATGCGAGAAACAGACAGCAGTTAGGGGAGTTTAACGCCGCCCTGGCTTATGGTCCTTTAGGATATGGCGTTTATGCCGAGCGAGAGGGTTACGCATCCTATCAAGATGAAAACACTAATTACCTAAAATTTGAAGGTGATCTAAACTTTGTTTTTACCTATAGAGGGAAAGTTAACTATCCCATACCTCCGTTTGAGGAGGTTAAGTATTATAAAGATTGCATTTTATCAGAAAATTTAATTGATTTTATAATAGAACAAATAGCTTGCTTAGGTGTTAATTCTAGTTTTGCGCTGATCTTATCGAATTACATGAAGGGTTTATCAACCGATGGAGACAATACACTTCAGACCTTAAGCAATTTTTTATTATTCAGCAAAAGACCAAAACAAGCACCAAACTATTCTGATGTAATTTTAAATGGATCTAAGTATCAAAAAAATATACTTAACTTATGGAATGGTAAATCTTCACACCTTTTAATAGATTTCCAAGAAACTGATTTTGATTTCTCTAAAATAACATTAGAAGGGGATTCTCCATACGCCTTCTATGATTCGGCAAGGATAACTAAAGAGTTTTCTCCTGCACATGCTATTCCATTAGTAAATTTAAATGCGAGTGCTGAGGATTCAACAAGCTACTCCTCAGTAAATTTTGATTATATTACACCAGCCTTTGACGATAATCTAACTAGCTACGGCTCTGGGGCAGCCTTGGCTAACTTTGAGTTGTCTGGTGCTGAGATGAGTTTTGCAACAGGAGGTGGAGACTCTAATTTAGGATCAGATGATGGTAGGGGAGGGTTAAACACTTTTAAAAGGGATAAGGTTGATAATATTTTAGATACTTTAGCTTTTAGTTCTTTATCTACTGAAAATCTGATAACCAATGTAAATCGGAGGGCTATTAGAAGAAGAAACTACAGATATCTTTTACCAAAAAATGGATATTATGATAGAACAGGATTTAATCCTCCTATAAGCTTAGATCCTTCTGTTTTAGAAAAATCAAATGAACAATCACTAGGCGAACTAACCCTTGGCTACATTCCATCTAGCGGACAATTTCACCCAGTTGTAGATCCTATAACCCCTAGTGGGGTTTGGCATAGATGCGAGGATTTAGGTTCTAGCAAACAATTCTTTGGAGTTTATACTAGCGCAACTTTCCCCTATAGAGGTCTATCTTCAGTTTCTTTAAATAATAATGCTAAAGATGCCAACCTATCTCCAAGTTCGACAAAGTATACAGATAGAGGTCAACTTCCCGGTATCTATTATGTTATGCATAAAATAATGGAAGATAAAGCCTACTCTTATGCTACAAACGAATATGAAGAAAATGCTATTTTATACGAGCTTTCTGATTACTGGAAAAATAATATACTAAGTCTAGCCAATTCCGC